ATTACCATATGGATTTGGATGCACGTTAATTGGATTATATGTTGGATTACTTTGAGATTCTGTATTTAATTCAAACTTGATATTCGAAGGAAGGTCGCTAATTCGTGTTGTACTACTAGACATTATACAATACGAATTTAAATTAAAAACGTTTTTATGAACGAAAAGGAACATATTCAGTATCTTCAAGCGTTTTCGTTTCAATATCGATAATTTGTTTATTTGGATTACATTTTTCTTTTGTTAAAGAATATGTATAACATTTTCCATCGTTTTTGTAGATTTTTCCTTCGAAATCACTCAAAACAGGACCGTTAAATACAATGCAATTTTTATCATTGCATACTTTTCTAAACAAAGTGGCTAATCCGAATCCAAGTAATACCGAAACAATCATTATTCCAAATGGATTATTCAATAATCTCTTAAAGTTCATTATATATTATAATTAGATATTATGCTTGAACTGGAATTTGCGATATTTCTCCTGGATTTTTGGGACATATCACACTTTCTTCTCTTATGGAAAAACAGTTATTAGCCTTGTCTCTATATTGCAATATTTCAGCGTTCTCGTGTGTTGGGTATACAATTATTTTTCGATCATCCGGCATAAATAGATGCATAACCGCCAGTCCAACTAAAAAACTGATAATCAAAGCAGGTATATTAATAAATTTCATAACATTCATGATATATATAATTAGGATAATTTATTTTTTTCCCTTCTTTTTCTTTTTCGTGGATTTCTTTTTGGGTTCCTCTGGTTTCCCTTTTTCAAATTCTGCCAACAACTCAGCACATGCACGGTCACTAGCCATTGTTTTTTCTTGCTTTTCTTCTTCTGACAAACTGAATACCAAATTGTTATTGGCGTTTTTCTCTAATGTATAATTCTTTTTTGCATCCATTTTGGCTTTCATGCGCTCTTTCATGGCCTGCTGTTTCATCATTTGATTCAATGCTTCTTTGTTAAACTTGGCACCCTTACCCATAGAACCAGCGAATTTCTTCATAATATCGTTGAATTGTTCGGTTCCCCCCATTTCCTTCATTTTATTAAACAACTCAGACGCTTCACCCATAAGCTCGTCCTTGGAAATATCACCGCTATCCATTTTATTCTTGATTTTATCTCCAATCATTTTGATAATATTCATCATCTTCTTAGGGTTTTTCATCATATTCTTAATGACATCTTCCGGTGAAGATACATTTTCTCCGTCTACCATGTTTGATAAATCACCTTGTATTTCTTCCGCAAGCTCTTTGGCTAATTTTCCAATCTTTCCGTCAAATAACCCTTTTAAGTGTTCGTGGATATTTTCCATGTTCGGCATTTCCATAGGATTTGCATTGTTGCTAACGTCTTCTTCACAACCGCTCATATCCATATTGGAAGTAATGTTACCAAAAAGATTATGAATATCATCCATAGTTGTTTTCAACTTATCTTCCAATTCCTTTTCATCGATACCTTCAAACAAATTGGCTGTGTCGCCAAATCCTTCCTTGTTTTTCACGGAACCAATGACAATAAACAAAACAAGTTGCAAATATTTCCAAATCGATTTTTTGGTATTTTCGGAAACGCCGTCACATGAAAACAATGTGTGAAAATCCAGTTCAGGTAAAAACTGTGTGTTTATTTTTTCATCAGCGAAAATTTCTTCATTTTGATATAAAATATCGAAAAATCGCTCAGGATATACTTTCACACAATGGTTATATAATTCTTCGCATTTTTCAGGGTGTTTCCATGAGTCCAAATGTTCTTTATGTTCCGAAAAAGTTATTGTTAAATCATTGATAAACTCAATGACTGTTTTATGAAAGTTCTCAGGGATGGACATTTATTTAATATATAAACATTATTTATATATTTTATTTTTAAAAGTATTATGAATATAATAAAAATAATACAGCAATTATCAATACCCAAAACATGGATGCGTTTTTGAAATATTCGTTTTGATAAATGGAACCAAAAAACAACCAATATACCGCTATGATTCCTAATAAGATACAGAAAGCAAGTGGTTTGAAAAAATAAGATCCAGGATTCGATAAAATATTTTTCATAGACGACATACTTGGCATTGACATATTTGTTTGATTATTTGATGAATCCATGTATATATTAGGATAAAACAAAAAAAATCTGATATAAAGACTAATTATAAATATGTATATACATCAGAGTAGTTCGATTAATATGCAAGCACCTAGTTTCAGTAAAGAAGAATACATGAATGTTATTGATGATAATGTTATGGAAGTCAGAAGTGAATCATCAATGGACGATAGTGATACATTGAGTGAAAAATCACAAATGGTCAAGAAGTCAGCATCATCTCGCAAAAACTTTCCCGGATATACAACATATTTCATATTGAAGAAAAATAAGAAAATCAAGATCGAATGTTTTTCTACGAGTTGTAATCCAGGGTCATACATTATCTGTCCGTATTCTGGAATTAAAACGAATGATAGAGTAGGTAGTAGAGATGAAGGTTATTATTTTAAAGCGCGAATGTGTAGTATTAGCACAGGTAATGAGCCCATTACTTTATATTACGATAGTCCAGAAGCATATGAAAGACATCATTTAGTAACTTTACCGAATGATATCAAAGAATCATGGAAGAACAAAAGAAAAAATCTATAATGAATATATATGATTCCTTTACATAACAGAAATAATGGTGCTTTGGTTTTCACGAAAGCTATGCCAAATAAAGATTTAACAAGTGATAATCAATCATCTTTTTCTTTGAGTCGAAGAAGTTATGCTAAAACATATTCCGAAAAGACTACCAAAGAATGGTTCGGTGGTTCCAAAAACAGGGATTCATCTTCTGTAATAAACAATCGTAAGAAGAATGCGGTTGGAGTTGGATCATTGAATGCAAATGAAGAATTAATGTCCTTTACTAAATTGAATAATGCGCAAGGTCAATATCAAGCTCTAAGTAGAGTTAGAAATGGCGGTTATGTAGTTCCACCGAAAACGACTGCACAAAATTCAATAAATATGACTCCGTATTTTTAAGTATATATTTATATTTCATAAATATATATGACAGGATTTGATAATATTATAGAAGATATGAATAAACGTATAAGTAAACTCTTCACGAATTCGACGAATTTTATGATCAATGAAAAACCGGCGGGTATTTATGTTGTGAGTGGTATTACAGTTTTAGTCATTGGCACAATGATATATACTTCAAAAGATAATAGTGAACAAGACACATCTTTAACGGGTGTATTTGGTCCTTTTTTCCAAAGTTCACAGCAAGAACAATCAGAAAATGAATATGATGAAGATCCACGTGAAGAAAATGATTATGGCGATGAAGAATCACCTCAAGAAGAGGAAGAACAGCCGTCTCAAGAAGAGGAAGAACAACCAGAAAACGATTATGGTGATGAAGACAACGAGCAACAATCGAAAGAAAATGAAGATGCACAAGAAGAGCCACCAAAAGAATATAATGACGGACAAGATTCACCACCACCTGAAGACGGGGAACAAAGAGAGAAATACGGCGGAAAGTCACGAAGACGACGAAATTCTAAGAAGAAGACCACTTTAAAAAGGCATTAGACTTTTTCAAATCAAATGTGGTTTTTAGCAATCTTTTCGCGATTTCCATTGCTTTTTTCTCTTGTTCGGTGAGACTCTTCTCGTATGCAGTGAGTTTTTGTTTCAATGATGGGTCCATAGTATAATAATAATATAGAGTCATATTATTATTTCAATTTTTTACTTTTATCTTTTCATGTTTACATACAATAAAGAATTTATCTATTGGACCATACTTTCAAACATCTAGACAATCACAATACGCATTACTTGACTCGGGTAAATATTTTCCTGCATAGCAATTTTGCGGTCTTGGAATTTTATGTAATATTCTCATAATTTTACTGAGTATAAATTGCATATATTAAATACAGTATTATTTTTAATTAGTTATCAGTGATGCATTGTAATAATATATAACTGAATTATTTCAATTCTTTAATTATTTACCACAAAAACAAAAATAAAATCTATTCTATTCTATAGATGAAAAAATGCTTAATATCATTACATTCAGGAAGTTTTATATATGGAAACATTGAACAAGATATAAAACAAAATAGTCTAATTGAAGAAATTATTCATTTTAAAATAATTTCATTAGATTTTCCCAAAAATAATTTCGAGGAAACAATAAAGTATCTAGAAACACAACTGATAAAATATTCTAAACAATACGAAATATATTTGATAGGAAGGTGTTCAGGGGGGTATTTAGCAAAACAACTATTTAATAGACATCCAAACTTGATAAAGAAAGTAGTATATTTGGCACCTGTTTTTCGTCCGAAGAAGAGAGAAGCAATAAATCCCGAATTCAAAAGTAGACAAGACTATTATTTCAGATTTTCAAATCCAATTCCAGCAACAAATCAATTTGACGAAAAAAAGGAATTCATATTTCTTGCAAAGGAAGATAAAAATGTACCCATAGAATGTTTTACAAAACAACAACAAAAGCATATAATTTTTTTTAATAAAACACATAGAGGATTATTATTTTCTACAAATATAAATTTTATAAATACAATATGTAAAATTTTATTAGCACAATAAATGTATATAACTCATACTATTATGATAAACAGTGATGCACTGATATATACATCACTTTTGTTTATAGCCCCACAAACGAGTTATTATGTTATATATGAAAAATGGCCGTTACCAAGATATATAACCGCCTTGGTTTTCGTATCATGTTTCATTTCTGTTTTGTTTTGGTCAAACCCAGTAAAGGATAGTGAAATACATGCTTTAGACGTGTATTTCGCATGTATATCTATTGTTGTAGTATGTGCGTATGCATGTGTATATAAACATATGAATATACCTTTTTTGATAAGCTTTTTATTGATGTTATATTTCTTTTATACTTCAAATATGAAATCGAGTATTGAGTGGTGTTGCGACGAACATATATATTATCATGTAATTTCACATATGTTCGTTTTTTTTAATATGGGTTTACTTATTTATGAATTATGATGGTGGAAGTAAAATGAGAAAGCGCAAAACGTAAAAGAAGAAAAACTAGAAGACGTCAACGTTAAAAATTTGTTGCCATGAAGAATTTGTTTACTTCCGTTGGATTTCCTCCGATCACCTGAGAGTTAGGAATATAATTAGTATTGTCTTTATAGTAACACAATATAGCAGGAATGCCATTGACCATTTTCTTTGTTTTCATGAAACTATACAATTCAAGCGACTCGTCAATATCGATTTCGTGAAATACACAGTCAGCAGGAAATTTCGGAATCCATTGATCAACTATAGGCTTAATTGCTTTGCACGGTCCACACCAATCAGCACTGAATTTAATGAAAACCTTATTCTGGTTTTCATTTAATACTTTTTGAAAGTCATCCATACTATTTATTTGGTTCTCGACTTTTTGCATGTTAATATTTAGCAATAAAATATATTTAAATGATTATATAATAAGTATAATAATGAGTCAACATAATTTGAATATTCATAATTATTCATTGGAAGAAATATTGAATTTATTCGATTTAACATATGAATTTGATACAGAACAATTGAAGCGAGCAAAAAAGAAAGTTCTCATGATACATCCAGATAAGTCCAAATTGGACCCAAAATATTTCATTTTTTATAAAAAGGCATATGAAACCGTGTTTTCATTTTACGAGCAACGAATGCGCGAAAATAAAGCCGTTGAAAACGTGGAATACGACAATCAATATGATAAAGAAGACACTACGAAAACGCAAATAAATAAAATGATGAATCAAGTGGCGCAAAAAGATTTTCATCATCAATTTAACGATTTGTTCGAAAAAAACATGATGAAAAAAGTCGACGAATCACGCAACAATTGGTTCAAAAATGAAGATGCTCTTTATTCGGCCACTGCAACGAAAGGAAATATCGGTCAAGGGATCCAACAAGTGAAACAAAAGCAAAATAGTTTGATAAATTACAATGGATTTCAAACCATTCAAAGCAATAACGGAGGAGGTAATTTATATGACGACGACCAAGGAGGGTATATTTGCAGTGATCCATTTAGTAAACTTAAATTCGATGATTTACGAAAAGTGCATAAAGACGAAACTGTTTTCGCAGTGAGTGAACATGATAAATATACGAGTTATAAAAACATGGATGAATATAACCAAATGCGCAGTTCTCAAACATTAACGCCGATGAGTGAACAAGAGGCGCGCAATAAATTACGACAAACAAATAGCGATTATGAAAAGTCGATGATGCAGAAACAATATGCGGCGAATTTGCAATCCATGAACTATGAAGAAAAAAATAAAAGTGTATTGTCTAATTTTCTGCGACTAACGAATCCGTAATATGGGTCATTGTATCAATAACATCGTCGCCGTATACTTTTTTTTTCATATATTGAAGTTCATTTTGCAAGTTCTCCACTATGGTTTCTAATGTGTATATTTTTTCCATTATTTTTCCGTTGTTCTCATCTTCCCAAGAAACATTATGCGGTTTCTTTATGTCTTCATCAATGGGTATAGCGTTTAATTCATTTGGATTTACATATTCATTGTAAGCTTTGTTTAATATATGAGAACTATCTGTTGCATGTTGAACAAAAGATGTTTTTAATTGTTGCATAACATGTCTTATAACATCTTTATTTAAAGCATCGAGTTCGTTTTTATTAAATGCATTGAATTTCACTTGTTCGTAAAATTGAGATATTACTTGTTTAAAATATGATGTTCTATGTTCAACTGGTATATTATGTGTGAAAAGTGGAACATTATTTAAAGTATTCCAAAGTAGTTTTTGATTTTCATTTTCAATAAAAGCAGCCATTATAAATATTATTGAAAATGTATTTAATAATATTTATATTTAATTTAGTTAATAATTTGTTGAATATCTTGTTCACTAATGGGTCCCGTTTTATCATATTGAATATTTTCCGGTTTGCCTGAAATATCGACTTTGTAATATTGTGGGTTTGTAGTGGGTTGCTTGTTGTAAATATAATCACTGACACTAGATAATTGTTCATCCACATCTTCGGATACATCTTTGAATGATTCGTAAAAGGATTTACTGTTGTTGTCTTTATTGTATACATGCATTTTGAGTTTATTATTATCATTATTATAAAACATGTAAATTTGAGTATAGTCACCGTCAGGTGGTAATGGTGTGCCAGAAATTGAACTTGGAACTGGAGTTGAACCTTGATTTTGACTTTGACTTGGACCTTGATTTTGAGTTTGACTAGAAGTTGAACTTGGAACTGGGATTGGAACTGGGGTTGAACCTTGATTTTGATTTTGACTTGAACTTGGAACTGGGGTTGAACTTGGAGCTGGTATGAGAACATCAAAAAATGATTTGATTTCCTTTAATATATCAACAAATTTTGTAATACTCGCTTTCGATACTTTGTTATCACTCGTCGCGCCATCCAATAAATATAAAAACGGTTTCCACTTTGCATCAAATTCAACTGGATCATTTGATTCATTGTTTTTATCATTGCAAACATGTTTAATAAATTCGCGAACTTGACTATCATCTCTTAATAATAAAAATATCAATTTTTCTAAGGTCATACTCATTTATAATAACACCATAAATTAATTAAAGTAAATATTTCTCAATTGCGTCATATTTTTATCACTAATACGTTTTCGCTTAAATAAGAATATTTTGTCTTTACAATTGCGAAATGTTTTGCCGTTTATTTTGTTTGTCAACATAGTTATTAAGAAAAACAAAGAATACATTCCACATTCAGTATTGGAATATTGATGTTCGAATGGATGATTCTGATAAAACTTCAAAACAAGTGGAGAACTTAATTCTTTTCCTTGTTTAATGATACGATTCACCAACTTCTTCATTTGACTTGGTATAGCAGTGCCATTGCTATCGAAATAAAAAATAAATTTGTCGTCTAAATCAATAAACATAGATACCCAATGAGAACCTCCTTGATAATGTTTATCCAAATTGAATATAATCCCTATTTTATTTTGCTTCCCGATATATGTATTCAAATCGAAATCACATAACAACGGCTCCACGCATTTACCATCATCGATTGTATCAAAATCGATAAATGTAGTTCCAATAAACTTAAAATTACTATATTTGCGCTCATATTGTTTAATCACCTTTTCAATATCATAATTACTAAGCCATTCGTTGGGGTTTTTATTCCATGACTGCGGTTTCTTGGGTGAAAAAACGTATTCGTGAATTTTTTTTCGCATTTCTTCCTGAAAAATGTGATCCAACCAACAATCTTCGCTCTTACAATGATTGATTTTCTTGCGCAACTCTTTCCAAATCTTCTTACTTGCTGACGCCGTGATTTTATCTTCATATCTCTTATTATATTCATCTTTCATTTTGAAAATAATATCATTTGTTAAACATGATTGGTTTTTCACCGTTTTTCCTTTGACAAGTGGACTACAGTTCTTCTTTGTAATATTATTGCCCATACTATAATAATATTACATTAATATTTTCATGAAAATTATAATTTTTTAGCTCCCTTTCCCCAAAAACTCGCAACAGGGTCCTCATTCACGTTACCAAACAATGTGTCTTCATCTTCGTTTTCATCGTGGTTTTCATAATATTTATTATTGTTCTCGCTTTCTTTAAATTCGATGTGTTGAATCGCAGCTTTTACAAAATTACTGAATAATTCATCGAGTGTGCTATTTAATTGATAATCTTTATCATCCAAATAATTCTTAAATATAGTTGTAAGCTTTTCACGATGTTTTTTTATTGTGCTAAAATGGTGTTCGATTTCATCGTATTTGACTTTATCATGATTCATTAAATATTTATTGTAGCAATTTTTATTAATTAAACACTCTAAAGTAATTTGATTTATGTTTGATTCGGGTTCCATATACATATTTTAGAAATAATATATCGTAAAACACAGAAAAATATATATTATAATATATATTATGTTGAACAATACGTCTGATCATGCCATTTCCAGAAGAATCGTAGTTGACTCATGGAATACACCTTATGCAGCCGGTGAATACAAAGGACAAAAATCATCTATTGGTGGATTTCGTCGCGTTAACAATTTAGGTGATTTCTTAGGCCGTGTGAACTATTCATGTGGTGGCTCTAATCAAACTCAACCAAGCCGCCCTGGAATGAGAAGTATCATTGGCTCTGTCCCTAATACATGCGATGGTTCTCATATCCCTCCTTCATCTACCAACGTGAAATTCGTATCTGATAGCTCCGATTACATTCGATACAAGAAGCTCATCTCCAAAAACAATGAACTCAGAAATCCTAAAAAGAAGAACTCGGCCAATTGCGTTGGTTGTGCTTAAACATAACCCATAATTAAATGAATTTATTATAATACATTATATTATAATGAATAAGTATTTAGCAGAATTTATCGGAACTGGTATACTTGCATACGTTTACCTAGCATACATGAATCCATTGGCAATCGGTCTCACTCTAGCATTGGTGTATATTTTAACATCTAATATTTCCGGCGGGCATGTCAATCCCGCTATTAGTATTGTCATGGCTTCTATTGGAAAATTGGAAACAAACGAAATTATTCCATACATTTTGAGTCAAATGGCGGGTGGTTTAGTAGGTTTAGAAATCTTTAAACGTTTTCCCATTACTCCATAACTTTATAAATGATTAAAGCAGCTAATAATGATATTCCAGCAATGTATGTTGTTGTAATAGCGTCATCGTCTACAGTTAGTTCTTGATACGTTACTTTTGTTATTTGTCTACCATTGCATGATTGATAATTATTCAATGGTTGTCTTGTTGTAAATCCTTCTGACATACCAGCTACTCCACCTTCAGCCAAAGCATCTAATTCTTCTTGTGCTGCTTGTGCTTGTGCTGCCGCTTCACTAATGGCATTTACATCATCGCTAAATTGTCCATATGTTCCCGGTGTTTCTTGAGGCATTACATCGCAGCTTTCACAGTGACCTTCTGCCATTTTGCTATATTTTTTACAACCATTCGGAAATACACTGCTATCTAGCGATTGATAATCACTAAAACTCACTGTTTTTGTTTCCGTTTGTCCATCTTGTGTTAAAATCGTGATTTCTACAGAGTCAAAGCCTTCTCTTTGCATGACTTTAAACGTCTCTAATAAATCATCGTCAATGACCATTCTTTCTAAAGCCCCGGCTGCATTATGTAACAATCCACATAAACTGGGATCGATGAGTCCATCGCCGTTTTTACCACAAAATGTGTTGCTAATGGGTATACTGTTTGTATTATTGGGGTCAAATTGATTGGATGCGTCGATAAAATAATTGTGATGAAGGGCTGTGCCTAATGAATTCATGTTAAATACATTGTTATCGCTATACAAATTATATGAATTATCTCCGCCAACCAATAGAACGTTATTCATGGATTGAAGTTTATCAATAGTATTCATTAAACTAGTATCAGTATCATTTTTTTCATAACCCATTTATATTATATATATACATATTTATAAACTTCTTTCCGCTAATTCCGGATTCGAATCATAATAAATATTCAGCGTTCGGGCACTAGGATCAGTCGCCTTGATAAATCGAGGCATCCAAAAATAAGGAATAATATGAGACTGATCCGGGAAATGCGTTTCGAAAATCCGTCTATAATAATGTTGTTCCGTTGTTTTTGGTTGGTTATGAATACATTGTTCTTTATCTTCATCGTCTTCTATATGAACTCTTTCTTGTATTATTTCAAATAATGACTTTTTATGACTAGATACACCATCACTGAATGCCTCTTTGGTTCTCCATAAGATTTCTTCGGGTAATAAACCAGTGCTTTCGAATGATTTTCGCAATAAAAACTTTTCGCAAAATTTATATGTATCAAAGCCAGGGAGTTCACCGGTTCTATATCGCAACTCTTTCGGTAATGATAAATAGTATTGCACGAATTCACGGTCTAAAAATGGGACTCGCGGTTCCAATCCATGATTGGAAATACTTTTATCACTTCGTGTGACATCAAATAGATGAATGTCACTTAGAAGACGTTTACATTCCAAA